TCGTCAATATATTTGTATGCAGCCTTAGCACATTCCCGAACAATCAACTCGGCGAACTTTTGTTCATCAAAGTCAGCTGCCAACAGCTCACCATTTACTCCGTGAGTTTCAATTCGGCACTGTTCGGCCAATAGTTTAATTCGTTCGTTCATTTTTCTTCTTTCAATGCTTGTTCAGCAGCTTCTTGCGTTGACCAAGGACCACGTATTTGAAAGTGGTGCTCGCTTTGGTGAGGAGATTCACCTGCGGGCCAAGCAAACACAACACGAGTGCTAATGTTACTTTCTTCGAATGCTGTGTAATAGTTAAACTTGATCATCGTGTGCTCCGTGTTGCGATGTATGCATTATAACAGCTTTCAAATTTAACTGTCATTCTTCAACTCCGTACTTAGCAAGTTCTTCAAAGGTGTCTATGGTACCATCTTCGATCAGGGCAATAAGACAATCAAACTCGTCACGCTCACTGGAGCCGAACTCATCTTGCTGTTCATAGGCAAGGGCTAATAGTTGCTCTTTCATTACCATTCCTTACAGATTCAAAAGCGTGCGTTCTTCGGCTGTGAGCTTGTTCAGTGCTGACAATTTAACAAGATACTTGCGTTCGCTTTCAACACGGGCAGCTTCTTTCTCTGCCAGATAGCTTTCCAGACTGTCCAATTCCCACGCTTCGCGAGTGTAAGTAGGACTCATTGCGAAAGTGTCGCGGGTGTTGCTGTCTCTGTCACGGACTACAAACAGATTATCCTCAACTGTCAGTTCAAAGTTCTGCTTAGTTGCCTGAGCCAATGCTGTCATTAACCGTGGAAGATATGTAGCTTCTGCTTCTGCTTCTTGCATATATCGGGCGTTTTCTGCTTCAAGTGCCATTTCTGCTTTAGTCTTGCGTGCCATTTTCAACTCCTGTTTTGCTTTGCTATGTATGTATTATAGCGCAAATTGAATTATCTGTCAAATTAGGGTTTGGGAATTACCAGCGTCAATTTATCCCTTGGCACTGGGTACACCATTTGCGGCTCTTGTCCCCAGTCACTTGGGCGCCCAAAGGGCACAGGAGTTAGGTTCATTGCTTGCAGTGTTTTATGGTCGATCTCGTAGAAGCGATTGCCATCTGCACGTACTGTAACCCACAGGAACAAACAATTAAAACTTTCTGCTAAAGGAATATACTTTTCTTTGCGCTTTAGTAAGTCAACTGTTCCGTGTTTATAAATGGGCCAGCCCGGGCCCCAGTTACGTTCGGACTTGGTCATAACATCAATCATAAATTTGATTGTGTTAGTTGCAGTGTCGATAATTAGGATATCTGGGAGATGTTTCTTGTCAGTTTGGCTGGGCAAGTATGCACTAAATTCGGCCTGTTCGTTTGTAACACATTTGAAGCCAAGATCAGTGTAATGCTTAATTACTGGTTTGAACCCAATATCTTCAAAGTGCTGACGACGGTTCTCGTCAAACACTGCATCACGAAGTCCGTATGCTTTGACGAACTTGTCGTCATTGTAAGTTCGCATTATGCACCAGTCCAACGTACATTTTTGAAGTCGCTAGTAAGAACATTACCGCGAGCAAAGTTTTTAGCAGGAGCTGCATAGCTGGCTGCTTTCAGGATGTCGCCGCGCTTAAACTTGGGGCCATCTTCTTTAACGATAAAAGAATGTACACTTCCGTTTGTAACAACTTTAATAAACTTGTTGCCTTCATCGGTGCGTACTTTAGCATTAAACTCTTTGATCATTTCATCGCGGTAGCTAGAAGGTTGACCAAATGTAGCGTAATCTGCACAGATAGCTGCCAAATACTGTTTAATTTGCTGTTCCATAATCAACTCCTAGTTGTTTAGTGTCTATGTATGTATTATAGCGCAAATTGAATTAAGCGTCAACCAATTTCTCTTGGCGTTTTAGGGCCATATATTGTTCGTGTTGCACCCATTTGTTCTTAAACCAAAAGCCCCATTCGCGTTTCTGTGGACCTGGCATAAACATTGTCCAGCACTCTACGCTAGGATCAAGCTCAATACGATGATAGCTGTTAGCGCCAGATATACGAAAATGGCCGGGTCCTCGCCAAACTTGTAACTCACTGAACTTTTCACCTTTGCTGTTAAACTGAGGAAGCCATTCATAATATCCACCTTTCAAAATTAGTGTTGCATAGCCCCACGGATGATCGTGCACATCGTCTGGGTCACTCTTAAGGAACTTATGCAGAAACACATTGAACGGGAAACGCTTGCGATCCTTGAGGAACAAGTAATAACGCTCCAGGTAAGGCTCGTCGCTTTGTCGATCCAGAATAACTCGTTTGCGGCCTAGCTTGTCAAGGGTACGTGCAATAAATTTAATCATATGTTCTCCTAAGTACATATAATAACACTAAATGAATTAAGTGTCAAATGTAGAGCCGTAAAAAATGGGGTTACCCCCATTTTTGTTTTGCCACGGCCAGTGCGGCTAATCTTGCTTGCAATAACCTACTCGTTACATAATCCGAAAGCTCGCCCTCATCAGGCTCGGGTTGGAATTGCTTTGAACGACGGTACCCTACGTGGAGATCTAAATCTTCAGGACCGGGACCGTCGTCGTTATTGTCAGCGCAATGATTACTTAACTGCTGGGACTGCGGCTGATGCTGGCTTAACAGGTGCTGCTGGTGCTGCTTTGTCTTTGGCAACAGGTGCAGTACTTTTTGCAGGCTTAACAACCTTCTTCTTTTCAACTGCCTTGACTGGGGCAGAAGCTGCTGCTGCTGGAGCTGCGGCAACTACTGGAGTTGCAGGAACTGCCTTAGGTGCGTCAGCTGCGAAAGCGGTTGCAGATGCTGCGATTGCGATGATGGCTAGAATGTTTTTCATATAATTACCTTAGTTTGTTTATGTAAGACATTTTGTCCTGCATATATATATAACGCCGTAGCCCTCAAGTCCGTTGACAAATAGCCAAAATAAACTTGAAAACTTGTCCAATTTAGGTTTTGGACGGGCGGTAATACACTGGACCGCCCTTACTCAAATCATATCCCGATGGCCAACTGATTGTTACATCTCCGTCTGACGGGTTGTTATTGCTACCACTTTGAGGAGTTTGGTTGCCGCCGCAGAATGTAACTTTATTACCCGATCTGGTGTACACGAAATTGACGTGACTGAATGGCCACAAACATATATCGCCTGGTTGGACAGAAGCTGCCGGAACAGGAGTCATCTTACCTGCGGTCTGTCTTGCGCCTGCACTTTGATAATATTTGTAGCCAGAACTCTTTAGTGCAAAATTGACAAATCCTGCACACCACGCTGTTTGATCAGTTGCCCACGCACCTGTTGTACCAATGCCCAGTGTCTTCCATAATCCAGTAATGTTAGGATTACTTGGCTTGCCGCCTTGGCCAGACTCGCGCCACATACCACGCTTCGCTTCGCCAAGGATCTGTGTTAAGAATGGAATGATGTCTGCTGCTGTTGCAGATGAGTTTGCAGGCATTTCGGGAGCATCGCCTGCATTTTCTGGAGGCGGATTGTAGTTACCTTTAACTCCGCTTGCTGCGGCATCTGCATTATACGATGCACCCGGATTTGCGATATACGCAGCGGCAGCGTCGTTTGCCGCTTTTTGTGCTTCGGGACTAATTGTAACCGCAGGGTCTGCTGCAACGTGTGCAAACGCCGCGCTTGATCCTGCAGGTTGCCACAAGGCAATTGCAACGTTGTTTGCAAATACATTCGGTGAATAGTATACGTCCTGGACTTCGGGTAAGCCCGAGTCCTTTTGGGGTGTACTACCTTGTTGATATGGCATTTGCTTATGACACTAACGCGATGCTAGTTGTAGATTGAATATATTGGCTATCTACCTGACTGTTAGTCTTACCAATTGCAAGAACGTGCTGGTTGCGAATCTTAACGTTGTTAGATACATCGCTAGTAAGCATAAATGGAGTAAGTGCTGGGCCGTTTGGACCCATACCTAAACTAACTGGCTTACTAATTGAAATAGTATCGGCAGTTTCTTCTTCTAATCTAGCTACGACTTCTTCGCCGGATACTAATTTAAGGCTAACTGTGTCGCCTATTCTGTATGGAATTGATAATAACATTGTGTGTCTCTGGTGTGATTAAGCTGTGTGCGAATGCAACGCTGCTCTAAGTTGATCGAATCCGCCGATCGCGACGTCGTCGATAAAAATCTGTGGTAATGATCGTGGAATCTCTCCCATTCTCTGTGATAGTGTAGTAATCATTGCAGTGCGGTTATCCGCAGTGACATAATGTTCTACATACTCTAGTCCTTTACTGGTAACTAGATTTTTCGCCTGGGTACAAAATGTACAGGCGTCCTTTGTGTAAATTTCAATTTTCAATTTGATTCCTTGGTGTCGTAAGTTTGTGCAAAGATATCTTTCTTTACTGCACCGTAATCACCTGTACCGTGACGTACAATGTAATCATTACCTGCTGTATAGTTTAAGTCGCCCCACGATGTTTTTAATACGCCGTCGTGATCTGCGAGCTTTGCAACTTTGTCAATTTTCTTTGGAGAGCAAGTACCATTCCCATTGTCGTTCTTGAGTGTGTTGAACTTTTCAGGCGTAATAGGATACTTCTCACCTTTTGGTCCAGTCATAATATAATGACCGGCTGCATATTTAACAGGGCCTTCTAATGTGTCAACGGTGCCAGTTCCTTGCGCAACTTCGTATCGTTCAGTAGCAGGCTTCTTATATGTATTAAAGCTGCCTTGCTTAAACCAATTGTCGTCGATTGCGCCAGTAGATTCTAGTATGTCTCTTATTTTCATAATTTATTATAGCATAGGTAATGCATCATAGTCTATACTATCGCTCATAATGCCGATAACATAGTTTGTCGATTCATTTTCTTGTAGTGCAGTTTGCTTCTTACTGGTGTCTGTATGTTTGTTAAACCACGGAATTGGTGTAGTCTTTGGTGCCGGCGAAAAATACTTAATTCCAATATCTTTCAATGCGCCAACTGCCGTGAAGTCGACAAACTCTTTTAGAATGTTTGCGTTAAGGCCAATAACAGGGCCTTTGTTAAACAAATAGTTAGCCCAGTCTTTTTCTTCACGAATGACATCCAAGTACATCTGATATACTTCTGCTTCGCAATCAATCTTTGCCTGTGCAAAACGAGGATCTTCTTTAACTACTTGATTGATAATATATGCAGTCCAACCCTTGTGTAGTAGTTCGTCCTGCAGAATCAATGAGATAATGTTGCCATTACCAATAAAGATCTTGTTCTCGACCATTGCCAAACTTGTAGCAAATGATACCATAAAGCGGAATGCCTCTAACGCATAGCTTGCATTGAGTGCGAGCCAGATTGCCTTAATGTGGTTGCGCTCAATGACCTCTAGTCCAATTTCTTTTTGGCAATTGATTACGTGTAATGCATCGTAATAGTTACCTACACTACTTGCCATATCAATAATTTCTTGCGTGTCGTGAATAGTGTTGAACACATCCTTTGGCACGTTGTAAATGTTACGAATAATGTGACTGTATGACTTACTGTGAATGTTAGTTTCAAAGAAGCTCCAGTTATACATTAGAGATTCTAATTCAGGAATACTACACACTGGTGTAAAGATTTGACTCGGGCCACGGCCCTGGATACTGTCTAATGCTGTTTGACGTAGTAAGTTACTAGTAAAGATATGTTTGACGGAATCGCTTGCATCCTTAAAGTCGTTTGCATCTTTACTCAAACTAATCTCTTCGGGTTGCCAAAAGAAGCCACGTGCTGTGGCCTCAAAGTCCGCAATCTTTTTGTACTTGACTTCCTCGAAGCGTTGGATAGTAACTGGGCCTTCTGGATCCAGGAACATCTTGCGGTTTAAGTAATCAGTTTTTGTATTTAGGTTGTATTGTTGTTTTGACATTTTATAACTTACAGGCTTCGCAATCTTCGACATCATCAAAGTCGATTGCTTCGAGTGGCATATCTGCTTCTTCCACTGCTTTGCTACCTTGCTTGTTTATCAAGCTATAGTAGAAAGTCTTCAATCCCCACATATGTGCTAGCATTAAGTTCTTTGCAATTACTGTGGTTGGTACTTTACGATCCGGATAATTAGCGGGATTGTAAAATGTGTTAGTACTTATACTTTGATCAACATATGCTGCCAGTACTGCTGCTGTTTTAATATAACCATCGCAATCAGATTGTTCCCACATCATTTGATACTTGTTCTTTAGTTTATGGTACTCAGGAACAACTTGTACAAATGATCCTGCTTTACTTTCCTTAACACTAATTAGACTCATTGGCATTTCAATGCCGTTAGTGCTGTTAATAACAACTGAGCTAGATTCAACTGGAGCAATTGCCATTAGTGTAGCATTACGTACACCGTAAGTAATCATATTAGCACGTAATGTTTCCCAATCTAAATCAGTATCCGGCGTAAAGTTAGTTAATTCGTTAACACCTTTTGCACGGAATTCCCACGGGAACTTACCTTGACCATAACGTGTTTTGTGACTATCCAAACAGGCGCCGCGTTCCTTGGCTAGTTCAACACTTGCTTCTGTTAGATAGAATGCTTGATGTTCCATCCACGACTTTACTTCTGCTAGTGAATCTTTCTCACCGTATAATAGGCCGCGCTTGGCGTGCCAGTAAGCTAAGTTAGTAACACCAATGCCCAGTGGGCGGATCTCATCGTTGCTTAATTTAGACTGGATGGATAGAAAATCTTGATAATCAAGAATGTTATTAAGACTGCGCTGCAAAATACGGCAAGCGCGGCGCATATCCTCAGGGTTACGGAACGAGCCCCAGTTAATACTGCCCAGCGTACATAGAGCGATACGACCATCAGGGTCATCCAGACGTTTAAAGGATTTAGTAGGTAAGAGAATTTCACAGCATAGGTTACTCTGGTAAATGGTATGATACTCAGGGTCAAACGGCCCTTGGTTCATAACGTTGTCGATGAACACCAGATAGATACGACCTGTATCTGTACGTTCTTTTAAAATGCCGCCTTTGAATACTTCTTCAGCTGACATTTGTTTCTTACGTAGTCCGTCTTGCTTCTCGTACTTGACATATAGTTCCTCAAACTTTTCGGTGTTGGAATAAAATGCTTCGTACAAATCTGGGACTTCGTTTGGATCAAAGAATGTTATTTGTTCTTTGTTTTTAAAGCGTCTCCAGAAGAATGCAGACAGGACAATACCGTAGTCCATATGGCGTACCCTAGTCTCGTCTGTTCCTTGATTGTTTTTAAGCACAATAAGATCATCGAACTGGTGATGCCAAATTGGATAAAATACCGTAGCACTTGCATTACGGATTCCGCCTTGACTGCAACTACGCAAATCGCCAAACCATTTCTTTAAGAATGGAATCATACCTGTGTGCATAATCTCGCCGCCACGGATAGGACTACCTAACGGGCGCAGGCGGCCGATCTCTAAGCCAATACCAGCACGTTTACTGGCATACTTTGCCATCATCTCGCCAGAGGCAAAGATACTATCTAAGTCATCATCACTCCGTATGAGTACACAACTAGAAAACTGCTTTGTAGGAGTACCGAGACCAGCAAGAACAGGAGTAGCAAGAGTGAAAAGACCATCGCCGGCTGCGTGATAATATTCTTTAATATAGCGCATCCGGGCACTATCAGGTTCTTCTTTATGGAAGATCGTTGCTGATGCAACCATATAACGAACTTGTGGAGTTTCATATGTTTGTTTAGTACTGCGATTTTTAACCAAGTACTTCTCAATTAGCTGCTCGATTGCTGCATAGCTATATGCTTCGTCTTTGCTGTGGTCGATGAACGAGTCCATCTTGTTCCACTCGTCTTCAGTATACCATTCAAGTAACTCAGGTGTGTATAAACCAGTTGCAACGTTAGTCTTTACGATCTCATATAAATGAGGAACATCGTAACTACCGTATACGTCTTTACGCAACATACTTAATCGTTGCTTACCTGCAACGAATTGATAATTTGTGTGGCCTACGCCTGGATTTGATTCGACGTCGATCAAGTCAACGATTGCTCGTAATGTGATCTCATCAATTTGGCGTGTAGTGATACCGTCATAAAAATGTGGTTGGGCTTTGATCTCAATCATTGACTGACTGACATCGGCAATTCCCGAGCATATTTTTACAATCTGGGCTTGCCATTTCTCAACTGCTAGCGGCACACGTGCGCCGCCTCTTTTTATAACAAATATTTGTTTTGACATATGTCTGTGATCTCTCTGTAATTCTTGTTTGATATTTAACCTCGTACCGATAACATTAAGTGCTGTTATATTAACTTTTTAAGGTCATCGTCCGTAAATATATTTAATACTTCTAATAGGTCTGCGCTGTCACTGGACATAATTTTATTATAAGTGATTGCAGTCTCAGAATCAATGATTAATGCCAGGCAATTATGCCGTTGTTCTATATCATTGATTATCGCCAATTTGCAAAAGTCTAGATTTATATCTGCAAGCCTAAGCGTGTAGTATACTCCTAAGATAATGCTGTTTGGGCAT